CGCGAAAAGCGTAACGCTCGCACGCATTAACAGCCAGCGTCTATTTACTAGCAACGCCGGTGATGCTTATAGCACAGTTTTAAATTCACTGCACGAATCTTGCAAGAATTATCCACCTAAGAGTCTTGGTTATTATGAGTATTCTGCACCGGACTTTTGCGACATCTGGGATCGCAAAGCTTGGGCAATGGCAAATCCATCACTAGGACATCTAATTACAGAGTCAGCAATTGAAGAAACGATTGCTTCATCAACTCCGGACGCTGCTCGCACAGAAACCTTATGCCAATGGATCTCCGCTCTCAATTGTCCGTTCAGTACAGAAATCCTTGAAAACAGTTCAGATTCAGACCTTGAAATGAATGTAGGGGCTTATACTGTATTCGGATTCGATGTCAGTCCTTCTCGGAGGAACGGATCACTTGTCGCTGGACAATTACTCCCGGATGGAAGGATTGGCATCGGAATCTTAGAGACTTACACCTCTCAGGTAGCCATCGATGAGTTAAAGATGGCAGCATCGATAAAGGCTTGGGCAGATATTTACAAACCGCGTCTTGTCTGCTTTGATCGTTACGCGACTCAAACAATTGCGGACAGACTCTCCAATTCCGGCGTAATCGTGGAAGATGTATCAGGTCAGCAGTTTTACAAAGCTTGCGGAGACTTGCTCGAAGGATTGACCAATCTTAGGGTCGTTCACAATGGGCAGAAGTCACTCATAGAACAATTTCAGAACACTGCTGCTAAAACCAACGATTCAGCTTGGAGAATTATCAAGCGCAAATCTTCGGGCGACATTAGCGCGCCGATTGGACTTGCAATGTGCGTGAGCAAGTTAATGATCCCTCAACCTAAGCCAGCGATTTATAGTTAGACACGCCCATAGCACATTGTCTAATCTCTTGACAAATGCTACAATTTCTGTCTATGGGTATCTTCTCGCGTAAGCCGCAAGTCATCGAAGCGCAAAACGCTCCGCAAGTAATGTCCGACTCTTACCTGTCTTTTGGTAACTTCTATCCAATCTTGGTGACTCGTACCCAAGCTTTGCAAGTTCCAGCCATCAAAAGATGCAGAGACCTTATTTCGGGAACGATCGCATCGATTCCGCTTGAGTATTACAAGAAGTCCACTGGCGAAGTTATAGCTCCACCGCGTTGGGTTGAGCAACCATCAAAGTCACAGCCACGATTTGAAACAATGTATTTCACGCTCGACTCGTTACTCATGTTCGGCGTAAGTTACTGGCAGATTACCGAGACCTATCTCGAAGACGGAAGAATGGCAAACGCGCAATGGGTTGCTAACAGCCGCGTTACATTTGTTACAGATTCAGAAAACAATTTTGTTACTCAATACTATTTAGATGGCAAGCCTCTACCAATGTCAGGTCTTGGATCTCTAATTACTTTCCAGAAAGATGAAGGCATTTTAGCAGTAGGCGGCAAAACTATTAAAGCTGCACTTGATGCACAGAATGCAGCAAGCATTGCTTTACAAACTCCATCCGCGACTGGCTTCCTAAAAAATACCGGTGCTGATCTTCCACCAAGCGAAGTCTCTGGTCTTTTGTCAGCTTGGAAAAAAGCGCGAAATAATAACGGAGTCGCTTACTTAACTTCTACGATTGATTACCAAACTATTGGCTTTAGTCCCAAGGACATGGGCTACAACGATGCGATTCAAAATCTCGCAACGGAATGCGCCAGACTTTGTTCGGTTGATCCTTACTATGTAAGTGCTTCACAAAATACAACAATGACTTATGCAAATGTTCAGGATGAAAGAAAGCAGATGGTTGCTTTTACATTGCAACCTTATGTCTCTGCGATTGAGTCAAGGCTATCCATGGACGATGTATCCACAGCAGGACATTATGTAAAATTCTCATTAGACGAGACATTCTTGCGAACAGAACCAATGGAAAGACTTCTTGTACTTGAGAAGATGCTTGCACTTGGTTTAATTACAACTGAACAGGCAATGGAAATGGAAGACCTTTCACCTAACGGAAATGGCAGCTAATGGAAACTTTATACTTAGAAGCATCATCAATCGAATGCTCTGAAGAACGCCGCGAGATCTCTGGAAAGATCGTACCTCTAGGTACAGGCGAAATCGGACACACTAATCTTGGTGCTTATACTTTTGCAGCTAACTCAATTGAAATTGCAGATCCTTCAAAGATTAAGTTGCTATCACAGCATGATCTTAAGAAGCCAATCGGACGCATGACTGCTGCTGAAACTCGCGCAGATGGTATCTATGCAACATTTAAGTTAAGCCGCTCATCTGGCGGTAACGACGCTTTGATCATGGCGCAAGAAGGCTTGGTTACAGGTTTATCAATTGGCGCGGAAATCATTTCATCACAGCCATCAAAAGATGGACACACAGTTGTCTCATCTGCTCGTCTCAAAGAAGTTTCTCTTGTAACTGTTCCGGCGTTCGCGTCGAGCGAAATACTTGAGATCGCAGCAGAGGAAGTCATCCCTGCTGAAGAAAACCCACAAACAGAAAGCGAGACAGTCGTGGAAGACACAACAGTCGAAGCAACACCGGTAGAAGCTGCGGCTGTGGAAGCTGCTCGCCCTACAGTCACCGCAAGTTACTACACAACTCCACGCCTTAACCTAAACATCACAGCAGGTGAGTTTGCTAAGGCACAACTAAACGCATCACGCGGCGACGCAGATGCACGCGAATTAGTAGCAGCTCTTTCAGTTGCAACAGTTGCAGAGAACACAGGAATGGTTCCTCCAACATACCTAAAGGATGTAATCGGTATCATCGATTCATCACGCCCATTTATTGATTCAATCGAGCGCGCTGCACTCCCAGCAAGTGGAATGAAGATTTTTACTCCAAAATTGGGAACCCAAGCTTCTGTAGATTTGACAGCAGAAGGTGCAGAGTTTGCATCATCTGACACAACTGTCACTTTTCAAGAAGATAATGTTGTCAAGTTTGCGGGCGCTGGCGTACTAGATCTTGAGCTCGTTGATCGCAGCGATCCAAGCTTCCTAGACCTGTATTTGCGCGAGTTGGCTGCTAGCTATGCTCAGAAGACAGATCAGTATGCAGCAAAGATTGCAGCAGACGGATCTTCAGATTCATCTTCTACAACAATTTACAAGGCAATTGCTAAGTCAATTGCTGACTCATACGGCGTAATGCGTCAGACACCTAACAACCTATTGGTTGCTACATCTGGCGGTAACGACAATGTGGATTTCGCAAGCCTTCTAGGTGAAGTTGATTCAACAGGTCGTCCACTATACGCAGCCGCAGCACCTCAGAATGCTAACGGCTTGATCACACAGGGTTCAACAAACGGAACAGTCGCAGGATTGAACCTTGTTGTTGATCCAAATTACACAGGCGGAACATCAAACATCAAGGTTGGACTTGTTTATCCAACTATGGCAATGCGATTCCATGAATCCGGAACGCTTCAGATCCGCACAAATGTTGTCTCAAACGGACAGCTTGAAATCGGTATCTACGGATATGTTGCAGTAGTTAATCGCTACCCAGCAGCATTCCGCGCTGTACAAGTTGCTTAATTAGCAACACTTTAAGTCGCTCTGGGGAGTAGTAGCCCTCTACTCCCCAGAGTCTTTAGAAAGGAAACGCGATGGCACTTACGACAGTTGCAAGTCTAAGAAGCACTCTTGGAGTTGGCACATTGTATCCAGACGCGACCCTTCAATCCGTATGCGATGCCGCAGACGATGTGCTTATTCCTATGCTATGGGCTAACACAACTTTTACAATTGCACACAGCAACACAGCCAGCACTGGGACTCTTTACTTTGATGAGAACATTGCAGAAACCTTCTATGTAGGTCAGACAGTTACAATCAGCGGCAGTGGATCTAAATTCAATGGATCAAAGACAATTACAATTGTCAATCTTAATTCAATCACTTTTGCAATTACAGGCAACAATAACACCCCTGCTCCATATCATCCTCTTAATCCATTTGGCACTGTAAGAGCTGATACTTACACAGACTGGACTTCAGACGATGCTGTAATTAACGCTGCCCTTATGGTCAGTGTTGAAATCTGGCAAGCTAGAACCGCTACTCTCAGTGGATCTAATGCTGTCGATTTCCAGCCATCCCCTTATCGGATGTCCGCGCAACTGCTGGCAAAAATAAGGGGCATGATTGCCCATGCGCTCGACCCACGCTCGATGATTGGTTGATATGACTGTCCCAATCACAACTCTTAGAACTACTTTAGCCACAGCTTTAGTTGATAATTCAAAATACCAAGTTTTTGCTTTTCCACCAAGCACTGTCCTTGCAAACAGCGTTATTGTCAGTCCGGCAGATGAGTACATCACACCTAACAATAATCAACACATTACAATTAGCCCAAGGGCAAACTTCAAGCTGATCATTACGACCGCTTTGTACGATAACGAGGGCAACCTTAATGGGATAGAAGATTTCGTTTGCCGCGTGTTTGCAAAGCTTGCAGCGTCTTCTTTGACCTATAATGTGAGCGCAGTAAGTGCGCCTAGTATTCTCAATGCTGCTTCAGGTGAACTGCTCAGTTGCGAGATGTCCGTATCAATCCTAACAAGTTGGAGCTAATATGTCAGAGCTAACACCAGAGGATCTAGCCTTCTTGAAGAAGATTGGTCAGATCACAGATGCACCAGCACCTAAGCCAGTATCAACCAAGAAAGATGAGGAATAATCCATGGCAATTTTCTTAAACAATAAGGTCGGATTTAAGATTGCTACAGTCAATCTTTCTGATCATGTAACTGCTTTTCAGTTGAACCGCACAGTAGACGCTATCGAGGTCAGCGCGATGGGTGACACAGCTCACAAATTTGTAGCTGGGCTTGCAGCGGATACAATCACAGTAACATTTCTGAACGACACAGCAGCAGGATCAGTCCTTGCTACACTACAGTCAGCATTCGGATCAACAGTTGCTTTCCAAGCAATTCAAGATTCATCTGCGGCAGTATCAGCAACCAATGTTTTGTACAGTGGGTCGATTTTTGTAGACAACCTTACAGACATCAACGGAGCTGTAGGCGATGAAGGTATGATCGACATCACATTCACATGCAACAGCAAGACAGCGTACGCTTCTACAGGTACTTGGTCATAAACTAACTAACAAGGGGGCTAACCATGGCAAGACTAAAGATCACTAGAACAGATGGAAGCGTATTAGAAGGCGAGATCAGCCCAGCGGTTGAATACTCGTTTGAATTATATGCAAAAAAAGGGTTCCATAAGGCTTTTCGTGACGAAGAAAAACAGACAGATGTTTTTTGGCTTGCTTGGGAAGTTACTCGCAGATCAGGTGAAACTGTAAAGCCTTTCGGGATTGAGTTTATCGAGACACTTAAGAGTGTTGAGGTTTTAGACTCAGACCCTTTAGCTTAAAGCGCGATCTTCCATTCACCTATCTAATCGCTAGGCTAAGCATTAGATTGGGAATCGCGCCACAGCAATTGATTGAACTAGATAAGACCATGCTAGATGCCCTAGTAAAAGGTCTCAAAGATGAAGCGAAAGAGGTGAGCGATGCCAGTAGAAGTAGTAGGCGCGCTCGCCCTTAAGAAAGCCCTTAACAAGTATGCTCCGGATCTTGCAAAAGAATTAAGCAAAGAGCTTGGGGCTATTCTTAAGCCTGTTGTCAATGAAGCTCGATCCTATGTTCCTGTTCGCTCACCCATGAGCGGATGGAGTGAAGTAGATCGTCCAACCGGCAAGTTTCCTAAGTACAGTGCTTTAGAGATCCGCCGAGGAATCATCTATAAGACAACACCTTCCAAGCCTAACCGCGCTGGCTTTACTAACAGCATCCGCATTCAGAATAAGACTATGCAGGGTGCGATCTATGAAACAGCCGGACGCAAGAATGGTCAAGGACAAGATTGGGTCGGTGCTAAGGCAGGCGGAACATCTAAGGGTGTTTCTCGTTCAGTCAATCCTTATGCTGGCAATCAATTCATTTCCAATCTAGGGCAACTTTATGGCACTGCTCGCAAAGGCGATCACCGCATGATGGGTCGCTTAATCTTTAGAGCTTGGGCTGCTACTCAGGGCAAGGCTAACGCTTCTGTGTTTAAGGCTATCGAAAACACGACCACTAAGTTTAATCGCCGCACAGCGATGGTAGATGTTAGGAGAGCAGCTTGAGTAATGTAGCCATTAACATTGCAGCAGAATTTACTGGAAAGAATGCTTTTAAAAAGGCAGAGACTTCTGTAGATAGACTCAATAAAAGCACCAAGCAGTTAAGCAAAACTTTTGGACGCGCTTTTGGCACTGCTGCTGTTTTGGCTTTTGGTAAGGCTTCTGTCAAGGCTTTTGCAGAAGATGACAAAGCTGCAACCGCATTAGGTACAACTCTCAAAAATCTAAACCTTGCTTACGGATCAAACATTGGCACAGTCAATGGGTACATCAATCGTTTAGAAGCTCAAACAGGTGTTCTCGATGATGAGCTGCGTCCAGCAATGGATCGCTTGCTCCGCGCTACAGGCGATGTTGCCCAGTCTCAGGAATTGCTTAACCTTGCGCTAGATGTTGCAGCCGGCACAGGTAAGAGTGTGACCCAAGTCTCACAAAGTTTGCAGAAGGCATACCTAGGGCAGACTCAAGCATTAGGTCGCTTAGGCGTAGGACTATCAAGAGCAGAGCTTTCATCTTCATCATTTGAGCAGATTCAGCAACGCTTAACAGAATTGTTTGCAGGACAAGCAGCCGCCGCTGCTGACACATTTGCAGGTCAGTTGGACAAGCTAACGATTGCGGCTAACAATGCTAAAGAGACTATCGGTAAAGGTCTCTACGATGCCATTACAGCCCTTTCGGGCGGCGGAGCAACTTCTGCCACAGACAACATTGATAAGCTCGCTAATGGCATTGCAGACACTCTAAGCAATGCAGGTGAACTTATTGGAAAGCTTGAGAAGTTAAAGCCGGCACTTATTGCCATTGGTGTAGTTGCAGCAGCAGCCTTCTTGCCGATGACTACAGCAATCGCTGGCGCAATCTTTTTAATGGGAACTTTAAACAAGGCACTTGACAAGCAATCTTTTGCCAAGGGTGTCATTCCGGGGGGCATGGGTAAGGTCTCCATGACTGTCTCCGGTCAGGTTGATAACACTGTCCTAAAGACTCAGACCAAGGTCACAAAGCTTACAAAAGAGCAAGCAGCAGCACAGGCTAAGATTCTTAAGGATAAGAAGTTAGCCATAGCAATTGACAAGGCTAATCTTGCTTTAGGCAAGGGTGAGAATGTCTTTGATATTGACAAGATTCAACTTGCAGCGGCTCTTACTAACCAAGCAGAACTTTTAGGTAAGGCAACCAATGCCGCGCAGGTATTGCAGATCGCTAATGATACTGCTCGCCTAAATGTTAAGCAGTCAATGCTTGCCCTAGAAGAAGCCATTGCTGCTAAAGATGAAGCAGCCATTATTGCTGCAACAAACAAGCTGAATGCAGACTTAAAGATTCTGGGTACTTTGTCTAATCAGAGCGTAAAGCTTTCAGACATCAAGTCTATCCTTGAAAGCCTTACCCCTAAAGACTTAATCAATCAGAATAACCTTGATGAGTCTCTACGCAAGATCCGGGAGATGCTTGCACTATTAGGTCAAATGAAAACTCCAACAATCACTACGCCTGTGACCAGTGGGGCTCTTTCAACTGTTGAAAAGGTTGCTGCAATCACTGCAAAGCTTCCAGCAAGTGTCACTGCAACTGACTTCTTTAATTCTCTTACAGAAGACCAGCAAGCAGAATTGGGCGGCTATGTCCCATTCGTAGGGGCAAACATCCCAACTACTTCACCGGAGATTTTCACACCATCTGGAGCAGGTCTAGGCGGCAACGGCACAGGCAGACAAATCCCTGTTCAGGCTAACTACACTGTCAATGTTCAAGCAAGCACAATTGCAAGTCCAGATGAACTTACTGGATTGATTCAAGACACCATCATCCGTCTCAATAAGCGCGGTGATCTCTTGACTACTGCTGGGGCATTATGACCAGACCAGTCATCAATGTAATTATTAACTTTTCTACAGGTGCAGGATTCGGCAATCCGTTCATCCTTGATCAGTCTAAATTAGGCAGCCTTGATGTCTTAGCAGATACGACCTCTTTGATTGTAGATATTTCAAATCAAGTAGATAGCATTGCAACAAGTCGTGGGCGACAGATCAACACAGAGCAATTCAACACAGGCACAGCAAGTGTCCGCATTCTTGACCAGAATGGTGACTTCAACCCACAGAATCCATCAAGCCCTTATTACACTTATTTAAACCCAATGCGTAAGATCGCTATTACTGCAACTTACTTGGGAGTAACTTATCCAATCTTTGCTGGATATATTACCAACTACAACACGACCACGCCTAAATTCACAGGCGACTTGGTTTATACCACTCTCACAGCAGTCGATGGTTTCCGTCTATTCCAGAACGCTCAATTCTTCGGAGTCGTGGGAGCTACTACAGGTGAGACCACAGGCTCACGCATTACCAAGATTCTTGACACCATTCAATTCCCTGTTTCTATGCGAGACATTGACACTGGACTTACCACAGTCCAAGCAGATCCGGCGACACAGCGCACAGCTCTAGCAGCCATGCAGACTGTTGCAACTACTGAATATGGCGCAATCTATGTAGATGGTTCCGGCGATGTCGTGTTCCAAGATCGTAATCTTACGACCACATCTATAGCAGCTACTCCGGTGGTTTTCAAAGACGATGGCACAGCAATTGGCTACAACGATGTCAAATGGGTTTTAGATGACTCTCAGGTCTATAACAAGGCTACAGTCACACGACAAGGTGGATCTGTCCAGACTGTGACTAACCAAGATTCTATCGATAAATACTTCACTCACAGCTATAACCAATCTGGCTTGCTTATGCAGACAGATGCAGAAGCTCTGCAATATGCCCAAGCCTTTATCGCATCACGACAAGAAACATCAATCCGCGTGGATGAGCTGACCTTAGATCTTCAGCAGGATGACTACACAGCCGGCACAATTGCAGGGCTGGATCTTGACTTTTTCGATCCCATTACTATTACCACGACACAGCCTAATTCAACATCCTTGACAAAGACTGTTCAGGTATTCAATATCGCTCATCAAATCAGACCCGATTCATGGAAGGTCAGGTTCGGCACAGCCGAGCCGATCATCGATGGCTTCATCCTAGATTCCGCTGTCAGTGGTATTCTAGGAACATCGGTATTCAGTTACTAAGGAGAAACAATGGCAGCAGGACAAGGCTTTAAGACATTTGCTACAGGCGATGTCCTAAGCGCATCGGATGTGAATGGCTATCTCATGCAGGGAGTCTTGGTGTTTGCCGATGCTACCGAGCGTAACGCTGAAATCACATCTCCGCAAGAAGGACAATTTGCGTATCTTAAGGATACCAATGTAACCACTTATTACACTGGCAGTGCTTGGGCTAATCTAGACACTACAGGCATGACTAACCCAATGACTACTACAGGTGACACGATCTACTCATCAAGTGGATCAACCCCTGCTCGTCTTGGCATTGGTAGCACAGGACAAGTTCTCACAGTTGCCGGCGGTGTGCCAAGTTGGGCGACGCCAGGATCAGCTGGGGCAACTTCAGTAATCCAGACCATTACAACAACAGGTGGTGCAACTAATGTTAGTTTCACATCAATCCCATCAACCTTCCAAAATCTAAGAATCTCTTACCAAGCCGCGCTTACTGGCACAACTTGGGACGATTTACTAATGCGCATCAACAATGACACAGGCGCAAATTATGATCGTCAAATCTTAATGGGTCGAGCAGGCAGCGCATCAGCAGCTGAAACCTACGGGCAGACATCCATCAGAATCGCAAACAACACAGACACAAACGGCAGCATTGGACAAATTATTGTGCCAAATTACAAAACAACGACATTCAACAAAATGGCGGTGAATTACTTTTTTGCAAAACATGGCACATCATCAACAAATCAGTTTGTGGGCGTATTTGGTGGTACTTTGCGAAACTCAGCTGCGGTTACTCAAATTGATTTGTTTAACGCTGGAAGCCTTGCTTTTGTTAATGGTTCAACATTTACACTATACGGAGAGGCATAAAATGATAATTGAAGCAAACTGCACAACTGGAGAAATAATCGAGCGTGAACCAACTGCCGCTGAAATTGCACAAAGCAAAACAGATACAGCAGAAGCAATAAAGGTTAAGGCGGCAGAAGAAGCAGACAAGGCGGCTATGGATGCTGCTAAGGCAGAGCTTTTTGCTCGTCTAGGCATCACAGCAGAAGAAGCGGCTTTGTTACTTGCATGAAAGTAAAGCTTTCTAAGGCTGCTGTTCAATTACGAGAGCAGATAGATGACTCGTTCCCAGATAGGTCTCGCCTATCAGACGGATGGATTGCGGATGCAAGGCATATGCGTGCTGGCAAGTCTGATCATTGTCCAGATGCTCAGGGTTGGGTTCGTGCCATCGATGTTTCGCGTGGGTTATTTCAAGGATCAGAGCCAGACATCATGGGCGATCTTGTTGATCAACTTCGATTCGCTTGCAAGTCTAAGTCAGAAAAACGCATTAGTTACATCATTTTTGATGGACGGATCTGTTCAAGAATCCTCAACTGGAAGTGGCGAACTTACAAGGGCGCGAACAAACATGTTAAGCACGCACATTTCAGCTTTAAGAAAGAAGCTGACAATGATGGGGCTTTTTATCAAGTATCTATGTTAGGTGGAGAATAATGAAGAATATGAAGAATCCTGTTGTCCTAGCCGGTGGAGCATTCCTTGCTGCATGGGCTTCGAGCAATTTTGATCTTGATTATCGCGCAGTCCTATGGGCTGTCCTGTCCGGTGTATTTGGTTACGCGAGCCCTAAAAAGTGACACAGTCAGACTTTTTCACATTCTATCTTGCAACACTAGGCGTACTTGGTGGGCTTGCAGGGTATGTCATCACACATCTGCTCAATGAGATCAAAAGACTCAACACGCGAGTCGATGAGATCTATAACATATTGCTTGACAGGTAGCATTGTGCTATGGCAAGAAAACCGACTAAGGCATTAGAGGAACAAGGCTACTCCAAGCTTGATGCTTACTGCATTGGGTTGCATGAGTATTGGAAATCATTACGCAAGGCTGGCTTCAGTGAAGGCATTGCACTATTCATGATTACAGATGTTCCTTCTTATCCGCGTTGGATCTTGCCAGATCCAGTTGAGCCAGAGAAACTCAGCGATTATGAAGATGAGGACGATGACTAAACTTCGCTACTTAGTGATCAGCGACCTTCAGATTCCGTTTCATCATGAGCAAGCGGTGAAGAATCTGATCAAGTTAGTAAAGCGCGAGAAGTTTGATTTAGTTTTAAATACCGGCGACGAGCTAGATATGCAGTCCCAGTCTAAGTGGGCTAAAGGGACTCATCTGGAATATGAAGGGCAGCTAGATCATGATCGAACTCTGGCTCAAAACATTCTCTGGGACTTGGGAACCACCGACATCACTCGATCCAACCACACAGATCGTCTATACCACACTCTCGTTAGAGGAGCTCCTAGTCTCATTGGACTTCCAGAACTCGACTACTCCAACTTTATGGGCTTCAACAGCATGGGGATACGCTTTCACCGAAAGCCCTTTGAATTCCACAGAGGTTGGGTCTTAGTCCATGGCGATGAAGGGTCTATGAACTCTAACGCCGGACTTACAGCTTTAGGTTTAGCTAAGAAGTTTGGTAAGTCAGTGGTCTGCGGACACACGCACAGAGCCGGTATCAGTGCCTATACAGAGGGCATAGGAAGCCAATACAGGACTTTATGGGGCTTAGAAGCAGGAAATGTCATGGATAAGAAGAAGGCGTCTTATTTAAAGGCTCAGAGCGCTAATTGGCAGATGAGCGTGGCAGTCATTGAGACCCATGGAAACCATGTTTCACCGATGCTAGTGCCTATCAATAAGGATGGATCGTTCACTCTTTACGGCAAACTGTACGCCTAAATCGTTATCATTTTGTTACCTAAATGTACTTGATTCAGGTGACAGATATGCAACACTAATCCTGTACTCAATCAAGGGCATTGGGGCAGATAGGTACAAATCATGAAGATCACAGCTAAAGACTTTGATTTATTGACAGACACAGCAATGGGATGGAAGGGCAATGACTGGGAGATCCAGTCACACCGCTTTACTAACAATGTGACCTTTGATTGGGTTGCAGTTTATTGGTTTGACTCAGCAACAAACATGATCCTAGCTCGTACTTTCCTAGAGCAAAACGGACATGCTTATCAAGAATCCTACGATGAGAATATGGAGTCTTTTGTCCTACTCACCAATTATGATTCTTACAACATGGCGGTAACAGCATGAGCAACACAGACAAGCTTCTAGCCATCTGCATTGTTGGAATGTGGATTGGGTTCATTATTGTGGTGTTGGATGTCCAACGATCTTCGTATCAAAAGGGACTAAGGGAAGGCTGGCATCGTGGGCGCAGCACTAGCAGACAGGAATTCTGGGAAGAATGAAAGCCAATGAGATCCTCTTATCAGCAACCGACACGATCAGTGAGCGTGGCTTATCATATGGTCACCCTTCGGATAACTTGCAACACACCGCAATGCTGCTCTCAGCATACTTACAAACACCAATTCACGACTATCAAGTGGCAGGGATCATGGTGCTTGTTAAGCTTGCAAGGACTAATCAATCAGCACAACACATCGACAACTGGGTCGATCTCTGCTCTTATGGCGCACTCGCAGGGCAACTAGCTACAGAGGAGAATGACTTATATGTTTAATTTAGCCGATTACGATCCAGTGGAAAAGAGATTGGGGTATAAGACAGATGGTAAATCGTTTTGGGAGGATTATCCAAATGGGCGTGTTGAGACTGACTTGGTTATCTATGAGAAAGACCGCTATGTGGTCAAAGCTTATTTATTCAGGGATTCTAAAGATGACATTGCGTTTTCCACCGGATACGCGGAGGAGAAACCTACTGATCGAGGTGTCAATTCGACTTCTGCATTGGAGAACGCGGAAACTAGCGCAATCGGTCGCAGCCTTGCAAATGCAGGTTATGCTGCTAAAGGAAAGAGACCAAGCCGCGAAGAAATGACCAAGGTCGTAGCTGCTAAGCCAGAAAAGCCGGCAGTTGCAGAAGTCAAGCCAGATGATCAGGATTATTGGACAACACCGGTGGGTCAATACAATAAAGTCGTCGATGCTCCGGTAACGCTTGAGAAAGCAATGGAGACTGTTGCAGACATTATTGGTACACCGGAAGCTTCAGAAGTCCCAAGCTGCAAACATGGCAGCATGGTTTGGAAAACCGGACATTCGGCAAAGACAGGCAAGGATTGGGCTTCGTATCAATGCACAGCTTTAGGTCATTCAGGCTTTGAAGGCAAGTGTCCAACGATTTGGTATGAGCTAAACAGTGCAGGTAAATGGCAACCACAAAAGGCAAGGGGTTAATCATGGGCTTTGTAGAATACTTTGACGAGACAACAGGCGAGTGGACTAACATCGAAGATGTGCCACTGTTTGACACTATCAATTGTCAGCTTTGCAATGAGCCAACACAAGCTCATGACATTGTGGCAGAGATCAAGTTTAAGGATGATCAGCCAATTGTTGGCGCATGGCAATGTCGAAAGTGCAAGGCTGTCAATGGATAAAGATATGCTTATTAGCAGCTTAATTATAGTGATGGTGATTCTGTCTATGTGGATGGGTTACATCATGGGAATCAAGCATGGCTAGTCAGCACCGCAAATATAGAGGTTTCGCGACCGAGCGACTAGTAGCAGATTACCTATCATCTGTCTGGGAATTCGCATCCGTTGGTCGTGGAAAGGGTAAAGACATTCAAGGCGTCCCATTTGACTGTGAAGTCAAGGCACGCGCTGGATTCCAACCCAAGGCAGTTCTCGCGCAAATAAAAGCACGCACAGCCAAATCGGGGGAATTAGGCTTTGCTGTATTGCGTCTTAACGGACAAGGAAGCGATGTGCGTGAATATGCCGCCATCATCCGTTTAGAGGACTTGCTGCCCTTATTGCAATTGAAGTATGGTCATCTATCCAACGAATCCACAGAAGCAGACATTGACCGCTGCACCGGCTGTGGGTCTTACATGATAAAGAGGTGCTTAACTTGCCAACCTATGATTACAAATGCTCACGATGCAATCTCAGTCAAGAGATCTATCATGGATGGCACGATCGACCAATGATCCCATGTACTTATTGCAATGAGCCAATGGTCAAGGTTATAGCTGCTGCACCTGCACACTTTAAAGGTCAAGGGTTCTATTCAACCGATAAATAGTTATACACAGAAGTTATCCACAGGGGGTACAAAAGTGAAGACACGCCCAAGATTTACGCTGTTGCTTGACACTATGAATATGCTAAAGACGCAGAGCCCTTCAGGGGCTCAACACGCGCCGCTTAAGCGGATAGCGCGTGGGGTGCTAATAGCATTAGTGGGATCTCTATGCTTCTTATCTGAAGCAGGGGGATCTAAACCGGTGCAATATGTAAGCTATAAGGAATATGCTTTACACTCATTAGGATATAACTATAAAGAATTTAAATGCTTAGAGATCCTATACACCAAGGAAAGCAATTGGAGACCCAATGCTCGTAATGGATCACACCATGGTATTCCTCAAGGACGCAGTCAGTATCTAGCTAAGGTTGATGGGTATAAGCAGATACAATGGGGATTGAAGTACATAGGGCATAGGTATGGTGAACCTTGCATTGCGTTAGATCATTGGAAGGTTAAAGGATGGCATTAGATAAGCTCAATAGCAGACGCTATAGAGAGCAGCGTGAACGCGTGTTCAATCGTGATGGACGCGTATGCCAGATCTGTGGCACAGATGAGGGTGAGATGCACATTGATCATATAATCAGCCGGAAGTCCGGCGGTGGACATGATCTGGATAACCTTCGTGTACTCTGTAAAAATTGCAACCTACGCAAAGGCGCTCTCAATGAGGGCGTTTTTTTAGCACGACTGGCTACCCCCCTTGTCTTTCCTTCCGATCTCTCCCTGAATCAGTCCGAGACGATGCTGGACAGTCCGTTTAAGATCCGACCTAGTGCCAATCAATGACAACTAAGCCCAGAAAGCCTAAGAAGCTCATGGGGGCTGTAAAGCCCAGATTGCATAGCCCATGGCTTAAGGGCGAAACTAAAGGCACGATGGTCGCAGAGCTTGCAGAGCGCATAGGTCAGCCCTTGCTTGAATGGCAAAAAGTGATCTTGGACGATATGTGTACGATGGATAAGGATTCGCTTTACATTCGCAAGACAAGCCTGTTGCTTATTGCCCGACAGTCTGGAAAGTCACATTTAGCCAGAATGAGATGTCTTGCAGGTTTATTCATGTTTGGTGAGAAGGACATTCTGATCATGTCTTCTAATAGAGCTATGGCAATGAAGTCCTTCAACATCATGGCAGACATCATCGAGCGCAATGACTGGATGAGAGCGCAGCTTAAGGACGGAGATCCTAAAAAGGGCATTCGTAGGACTAACGGCGATGAACGCATCATCCTTGCTAATGGAGCGCAGCTTGAAGTAGCAGCGGCAACCTCTGACGGCGCAAGAGGCAGAACCGCAGATTTCTTATGGATCGATGAATTACGCGAGGTGTCAGAAGCCGCCATGGACGCCGCGAAAAGCGTAACGCTCGCACGCATTAACAGCCAGCGTCTATTTACTAGCAACGCCGGTGATGCTTATAGCACAGTTTTAAATTCACTGCACGAATCTTGCAAGAATTATCCACCTAAGAGTCTT